GAGTGAAGTATGAAAATGCATTTGGCTTACCTGTACGAGTGGCAGCTTCAATATTATAGTTGTATACAGCTTTAAGACAATTCTCTACTCCATCCATAACCATCTCGTCTCTGTATGTGTATCGCACAAAGTTAGGTTTATGAGATAATCCTTCACAGATTTTCATAAAACATGTAGCAATATAATCTGTTACTTGTGGGAGTTTATCGGGAGTGTCTTCTTGGGCCTCTCTATATGATGATACATAATCTACCACAGCATATGAGAAATCCCTGTTGTTTACGTAATGTGGTTTATCTCTTGGTTTGATCTTTTCGGGGTTCTTTTCCGACATAATGCTCCTGCAAGTTTTTGGTTAATAATACCTATATTATACACTATTCGTCGGGAGAAGTCAACAGCTAAATTAACTGTTGACCTTTTGGTGTTTTTAGTGTATAATATAAGTGTGGCCGGGAAGGCTGGAAAGCAGGGGAATTAATGGAGGATAGTATCTTTATCTATAGACTGATCAATAGATGCAGTTGAATCAACTATGTCTAATATTAATCTCAAGTACTGAGCTTTCATCCAAGGTACTACATTAGATTCCATCAATACTTGATACGAGTCTAACATATGAACACTATCAGTTGAGAATGGTAACCATGGAGTTAATACATATTCATTATTATCAGCTATATTAACTAACATTGGTTCTTCCAACATCATGTTATGATCAACATCTAATGTGTCATGTACGAATGCAAGTATAGTTTCACCATTAATAAGTTTAATATACCTTATGTTAAGATCTGATAATGTGGTATCCATACTACTACTTATATCATATCAACTTCATGAATTTTAAACTTAAACTTCTGCTTAGCATATATCTTAACACGTTCAGCTGAGTGGTTCAATGTATAATTCTTCTTACTCATCCAATGAAAGTCATCAGCTATATCATATACCTTAGCAGGTTCTCCATTATCACTCTTCCTCAGTACCCTACCAACGCTTTGTAGTATCTTAATTTGAGACTTAGATGGACTTGCAAAGATGATGTTGTGTAGATTCTTAATGTTAATCCCTGTAGAGAATGTGCCAAGACTCGCCACAATAATAGCATCATTTTCTCTCTCGGTCAAAGCTCTGATCTCTTCTCGAGTATCAGCATCTGTTGAACCAGCAACAAAGAATATGCTTCTTTTGGGATCAGCAGCATCTTCTATCAGTTTATGTAAAGGGATGCCGTGTTTATGAACAAATTGAAACAACACTAGAGTATTACCTTTTTGGGCTAGTGCTAAATTTTTAATGAAATTGTTGCGTGGCGCATATGTAACTATATGATCAATTTCATCTTGATATTTCATCTTACATACCATCTTAGCTATTACTGGATCATGTTTTAATAGTATTACATCAATTGATACATCAGATAAGTGGTTATTGTCTATAAGCTTCTTAGTTGAAGTAACATTATATACTGGACCAAAAAGTCCCTCTAACACCAATTGGTGGGTTTGGGTCCCATCAAGGGTTCCTGTCAGACCGAATCTATACATAGCATTTGAACATTTAGATAGGATAGATGTAAGAGACTTAGCTTTAAAGTTGTGAGCTTCATCACCAATGACCATACCGAATTGTTTGAAGTACTGCTTAGGCATTTTATATAGACTTTGCCAAGTACTGATATACACTTGAACATCTGAATTTTTATCTTTACCTGCCATGATTTGGTGACACACATCAGGATTAAATGTTTCATCATCTTGTGCGTAATCAGCAAAGTCTCCATACATTTGTTTTACAAGAGATGTTGTGGGTACTATCAAGAGCACCTTTAGTTTTTTATTGTATTCTAAGAAGTGTCGTATTAAGAGATATATGATTAACGACTTGCCTGATGCTGTAGGGCTTAGCAATACACCATTACAGTTTACCAATGCATGTTTAACAGCATCCTTTTGATAATCTCTAGGTTTAATACAATTGTCCTTACCTAAAGGAAGCCAATCTATCCAATCTATATTGCTATCATATTCCTCTTTAATAGGGACTTCTAATTGATAGCTTCTCTCTGCACAAAATTGTTCTATGTACTTTTGAAGTCCTTGGTATATCTTATTAGTTCTTAAATCGAGCAGACGGATCTTACCATCCCACATCTTATTCTTGAATGCAGGAACAAACTTGTATCCTGGAACATAGAAGGTAAAAAATTCAGACAACTCCATAAGGATACCTCTATCCTCTGAAATAACTCTTAAATATACTTCATCGATTTTTTCTAATTTAATATCAGACACCAGCCTCAAACGATCTCCATTTAATAATGTTGCCAATTTGCTGATGTCTCCATCGGATTGTATCCAATATCTCTTTAATGGTATCTACCATAACAGTTTGGTATTCCAATTTTAATTGAGCTTCTTGTATATCCTTATCTGAATTATAAAAGTAATTCATATCTCCTTTAAGTGGTTTGTTTAATCCATTAAATGGATCGTAGTCCCATCCTAGTATGTCCATTTGAGGCTGACTCATCTTTCCATTATAGTATAACCATTTATCTTTAAGTAGGTTATCATACGCTTGTTGTATTGTTTTCTTTTTGAGTTTAGCTACGGTGATTAAGCTGAGATATTTAGAATGCAAGGATGCATTCTTAATTGTTGTGTCATCAAGTTTGAATTGATCAATGACTCCGTCCTTTTCCCACATATCAAGTATTTCTTGTATATCCATAATATAACTTCCTTCATAATATATAACTTATTTATATGTGTTTAAAATGGTGAGACTGCCGTCCCCAATCCCGCAAAGGATACCTTGTGTTCAAAAAAGTCAACGGTTAATTTTAAACTATTTCAAAATAACTATAACTGAATGATACAACTGCGGTAAGGTATTCAACATCTGTTGTGGTGATGTCGAATGGTAATGAAGAAAGTGTTGTTGGATATGCATCAATAAATCTAATTTGTTTTGTTACATTGTTCGCACTCGATAAGATGTTAAGTGTTAAATCTCTCACATTATCAGAGCTGTTGTTATCATCAACTTGATTATATAACCAATCATATATCTCTTTGTAATTGATTAAATCTTCATCAACTAAGAATGAACAATCGAATTGGCCGTATTCAATCTTATCTGCAGCGATTGCAATAGATCTACTTGGAGTATGATAAGGTGCCCCATTAACGGATACGTCAGGCAATATCATTGTCTGTACGGTGAATTCAGCGGTTGGATAAACTACAGTATCTAACTGTAGTACGAATGATGTTGGGTTTAGGAAGTTTGTGCTCATACAATCTATTTATAGGGATTCAATTTACATCAGACGATAAAAAAGCCCCCGAAAGGGGGCTTTTATCATTCAGTTATTACAGGTTAGTAATAGTGAATGTGCGGTAGTATACGTTTGAATCTGCAGCATTCGAAGTGAATGGATTAGCAGTCATGCCGTAACGAGTTTTAAAACCAATACGTGGTTGGAAATCATTCTCGCCAACAGTCTTCATCATAGATAAAGGAACGTATGGACAGTAGAAGATACCAGCATCGTAAGAGTTAGTACCCTTATAACCAACAGTAACGTAGTCTGAAGTTGCAAAAGGGTCAACATATAACTTGATGCCACCGTTAAGTGTACCAACGAATAAGTTACCAGTTACATCAGCAAGAGAAACGTTTGCAGTGTTACCATACTGAACATTACCTGTAGCATTTAATGCTGCAGCAACGTTAGAAGAGATAATCGCAAAGTTACCTTTACCACGACGAGTAGCGATTGCAATTGCATTAGCTTCTTTGTCAATGTGAGTAATAAGGTTCTTGTAGATTTCAACTTCCCAACGACCACCAGATGAACCACCAACAGCAGCATCAAAGTTTGCACCAGGTACAGCAGCAGTATTCATAGTTTGAATCATTTCACGGTTGATCTCGCCTAAGATCTCAGTAGAAAGGATTGAAGCTAATTCAGACTCAGCATTAAGACCATGTACAGCTTTAAGGTCTTGAGCTAATTCCATTGTGTAGTTAGCCTTTAATTGACGAGACTCAGCAGTTACTGTAGACTTTTCAATTGAGAAACCCATTTCAGCAAAAGTAGAACCTTCAGCAGTAGCTGTAGACATCTTACCTGAGAATGAAGTGTTAGGCTCATTGAACAATGCTTCAGTTGGAGCAGTAGATGATGTGCCGTCTGCATAGTTTGACTTCATAGCGAAGATCAAGCCAGTAGGACCTTTCATAGGTTGTACACCAGCTACGTCAAACGCTAAAAGGTTTGGAGTAGAACGACGTACTAAAGAAATCATAACTGGATCCCAGTTGTTGATTGCACCAGTTGCGTCTGAACCGCCAGCTACTGATTGCTCTTTAAGAGAGATTTCTTGGTTCTCAAGAACGATTGCTGTAACAGCACGTTTATGAGAGTCTGTGATTGAACCAGCGTCAGCTGCTTCTAATACAGGATTCCACTTTTCCTGTAGTTGTGTTGCATTTAATTCCATTTGATATTCTCCTATTTAGAATTATTTAAGTTTTGACATTGCATCAAGGTACGAAGCCATATCGCTTGTAACTTGTGTGTCATCTTTGGTGTCTTCAGTAATAGCGTCAATTTCTTCAGCTACTACTTCTTTGTCGTCTTTCGTAAGGTAAGACTCTTTAATTGTTGCAACTTTAGATGCAAACTCTTCTAAATCAGCAGCGTCAATAGACTCTGTCAATTCTTTAAGTTTAGCAGCTTCAGTAGCGGCAAGACCTTCACTAGCTTCAGTAACAATTGCAGCCATCTCGAAAGATTTAACTTTCTCTGATAACTCAACATTTGCTGCAGTAGCTGTATTTAGTTGATCCTTAGCATCAGATACTTCTTCAGTTAAAGCGTCAACGATCTCAACTTTATCTTCTGGTACATTGATGTAATGCTCAGTAAACACACCGTGCATAGCATTGATAAATGATTCTGTGATTTCTGATTTTAATCCGTGCTCAATTGCAACTTCGTTATCAGTCATCCAGTTCTCAACTACGTAGTTAAGGTAACCATCAACTTTATCAACTAAATCTTCTTTAATTGCTGTAACTTCTTCAGTCAAATCAGACGCATAACGCTCTTCTAATTGTACTGTTGCTGTTGCAACTTTATTTTGTAAAGCAGCTTCAAAGATTGTACCAGCTTTTGCCTTAAAACCTTCTGATAAAGACTCTTCGCCTTTAACTAAAGCATCAAGATCTTCTTTAAAAGTTTCTTCTTTCTGAACTTTCTTAGCTGATTCTTTCTTCTCAGTTTCTACTTCACCTTCTTCGTCATCACCTTCTTCGTCTTCATCTTCATATTCATCTTCCGATTCAACTTTAGCTTTCGCCTTAGCTTTCTCAGCAGCTTCAAAGATTGCATCTAATTCATCTTTATTCATTTCTTGTAAAGATGCATTAATTGCAGATATCGTACGAGCTTCTGTTAAGGGAGCTTCTACTTCTGTATTAGTTTCCTCAACAATAACCTCTTCAGTAATGTCTTTAATTTCTTCATTTGACATATTATTTACTCCTGTTAGAGTTATAGTTTAGAGAGGAAATGTTCAAATCCGCTTACTTCTGAATCTGTATTATCTACAACTTCTTCCGTTACGACTTCCATCATTTCAGTCTCACCTTCTTCAATTTGCTCAGAAACTATATAATGACCTGTATTATCCATAGTCCAATCAACACCTTCCATAATGCCATTTACAAATGCATTAGGTGCTGATGGGTCTTGAACAATATCAACTGTGCTAAGATGAAAATCATCTTTAACATAATTAACGCCATTTTTCATTTCTATGCTTCCCATACCACGACTTGAAACACCAAGTTGAACACCACCTTCAACCAAACCTTTTACAATTTGCCCCATAGGGGTATCTAAAATAAGTGCTTTCCCAATCACATTATTACCGTCCCATTTAAGTTCTGTAATTCTGTGACTAACTTTATCTAAGTTGATTGATGGACCTTCTGGGTGATTTAACTCACCAACGGCCCTACCAGTCATTACTTGTTCATTGTTGTATCTATCTACTGCATTATTAAGAACTTCTCTAGTATAAACTCTACCATTTCGGTTCTTGCCTTCTGCCTGCATAAAGATACCTTCGATATAAGTTTCTTTCTTACCATTCTTTCCTTCGGTAATAGAGTAACCTAATCCTTCATTTGTATACTCTGCTATTAACTTCATGCTAATCCTTCATTTTCCCAGCGTCTATAGCTGTTTCTATATCTTGAACTGCTTTCTTCATCTTGTTGACAGCCTTCTTATCTGTAGCTGCATTACTAAATGCTTTAATTAACCCCTTTAATGAGTTATGATATACATCATAGGCTTTGTCAAAATCATCCAACTTGCCTTCATTAATTGTGTTATATGCTTCATGAATGTTCATACTATTTTCCTATTTTTAACGATGTTGGTAAACCTCTTTCTCTCATATCATCTGATGAGAACCAAGTGGTATACGTTGTGTACCACATATCATCCCATCGTTTATGAATATCTTTAGTGGTGCCAACATATTTGACCTGGGCATAAGCAGTTAGAATATCCTCAAGCGCTTTTACAGCTTTCTTTTCATCAAACTTCTTTTCAATGATTACTTGCATATCATTATATGCTTCTGTTAAGTTCACTACTATACTCCCATTACTTTTAAAAAATCTTTAAGACCCTTTTCAGCATCTTTAAGCGACTTGAATTTATCAAGTTTTTGATCATCTATATACAAGTTAAATTTACTGGTAATCACTGCAGTAGTCTTCTTATCTTTACCTAACTTGGTAAATTCCTTTTCTACAGTTTCACCAGATGGCAACTTCAGTTTCTTTTCGATTATTAAGTTAAATGATTCTTTAAATGTCTTCATCTGCGTCTTTATCAGCAGTGCCATACATTTGGCCAGCCAACTCTTGTTTATGTGTGTCCAATGCTACATTAATTTTATCAGACATCAACCCATTAAACTCGTTGTTGCTGTCCTGCACGTCACCAGTTTGTATGGCGTCAATTAAATTATTTAAATCCATAATATTTTCCTCTGTGTAATATATTTATAAGAATTGATATCTACTCTTCATCAAAATCTTCATCTTCTGAAGGTTCAGCTTCAATTTGTTTATCAATTTCTGCAATCATCTCTTCATCTTGTTTAAGAATGTTCTTTCTAATCCATTCTTTAGAATAGTATGTACCAACATACTCATCTATTATTTGTAATGTTTCAACTCTTTCTTTAAGAATCTCTGCATCTTTAAGCTCTGCATAATAGTTATCTTTAATGAATTCAATATCAAGATCTTCTTTAATACTCTTCCAGTCTGAAGGAACAATAATCTTTTTAAGGATCAATTGTCTCTTTAATACTTCATAGAATAATCCAGAGAACTTAGTACGCACTCTATCAATAAACTTCTGAAACTTCAACTCATCACGAGTAATCTCCGATGAACGCCCAACGTTAAATGCAGATTCTGCCTCTAAACGAGATATAGGGACATTCAGCGACTTATATAATTTCTTTTGGAAGTATATAATATCTTCTACTTCACCTAAGTTTTGACCACCTGGTAATGTAGTAATCTCTGTACCTCTGCCGCCTTCACGACGAGGTAACCAAAAGTCTTCCATCATACTCTTATGATCTTTCTGATCTTTAACTTCACCAGTTGTTGGATCATATACAATCTTATTGCGATACTTATTCATCGTGTTGTTTAAGTACTCTTCAGCCTTACCCTTAGGCAAGTTGCCAACATCAATATAGAATATACGACGTTCTGGAGATCTTGAAACACGATAGATAACCAATGAGTCTTCCATCATAGATAACTGATTCAAAGGTTTTAGAGCTTTGTTTAAGTAACCCACAACCTTATCTCTTGTGTCATTCAATAAACCAGAGTTCACTTGAATAATTGCATCTGTAGAGATCTTCAACCCCTCGGAGTTATTAACATGCTCTTGATCTTGATAAAGGTAATACTCACTCACCTCTTGTACTAATTCTGCACCAGTTGAGGGATCTTTTTCCTTAATGATCTCTTTAACCTTACGAATCTTTGTGGGGTCAATTTGAACAAGTTTTTGAATACCATTCGAACCATTCTTGTCAATTATAACATGATGGAATAATCTGCCGTCAATATACCAACGTCTGAATAAGTCGTAACTTGTATCAGAGAAATCTAATAGTTTCAATACAGTTTTAAACTCTTCTTGGATAAGCTTCTTAACATTATCAGCTTGCTCTAAATCGTCAAGGTTTAACTTGATAACTTCACCACCAACTGTAGTAATGGCTTCATTTGTAATATCTTCAATAGCTGCATCTATCTCAGGATAGCTAGATATTGAACGATACTTCATTATTAACTCAGAGTCAGACTTGAATTGGTTACCATCTATATCAGTATACTGACCAAAGTATGCTCCAGACGGAGATATCTGGTAAGCACCGTCTTCATTGTCGGGCACAAACGTGTTAGCTTTAATTTTTTCTTCGGACTTCTTACGTTTAAACGAGAATCCAAATAATTTGTTATCTTCTGCCATAATTTCTTTATGTAAGTATATTACTCTTTTATAATCATTATAGTTATTTATAACGCTTATAAAAGAGTACTCTTGCGAGTACTCTTTATTATACTATATTATGTTGTCGAGTTCGACTCCCAATATTGTACTTGAAGTTCTACAGTGAACTCTTCAATTGTATTCTCAGTGTCATAAGATACTTCAATAGCACCTAAATTAGTTGGGAAACAACCTCTGATGTTGTATGATTTAACTTCAGTTCCATCTTTGTCTAACTGTGCAACGATCATGTCTGACATGTAATCGTTAGGGTTAGTTAAACCAGTGTTAGCGTTATGTTGGTTAATGCCGTTCATCCATTCTTCGAATGCATTACGTACATCAAAACCAGTATCATTAATAACTGTAATAGTCCAAGGTTCGAATGTTCTATCGCCAGCAATTTGTAATTGTCTGCCGCGGAACGGAACCATGATTGGTGATATTACAGAACTTGGTAAAGACGCTGCCTTTACCATAAATGAAGCTAGTTCAACATCTGCAGTAACATATCCAGGGAAACCTAAAGTTGCCTTGAATAAATTAGCTCTTGCACCGCCACCGGTTAGTTTTGCTTTAAAATCGTCTACGCCTAAAATCGCCATGATTAGTTACCTCCAGCAATTTCACTAAATTCAACACCAGTTCTAGTAGCAATGAAGTTTAATGTAATAAAGTTAATAGAACGTGCAGGCTTGATGTAAATATCAGCTACGAAACGATTAGTATCGATTACGTTACCAGTATTGTTAGTATCATCACAAACCACTTTAAAGTCTGTAATACCTCTACGTCCTTTGATATCTCTTAAGAAAGGTTCAGTCATATTTCTAAATTGTGCTCTAGTGAACTCATCATTGAATTCAAATAAAGACGCTTTAGAAGCACGTGAAATTGCTTTCTCTAAAGTAATGAATAATCTACGTACGTTGATTCTATCAAATGCAGATGCTTTAAACTGTAAAGTCTTATCACCATATAGCACTGTACCAGCACCTGGGAATGCAACGATAGGGTTAATACCTACCTTGTATAAATCATCTCTGTCTACTTGCTTAGGATTAAATGCTAACTTAGTAACATTTCTTACGTTACCGCGAGTAAATCCAGCAGGAGAGAACCACGCATCAGCAACCATATCAGCATTAGCAGATAAACCAGCCATAGCACCAGAAGCAGCTAACCAACGGTATTTGTCGTTATACTTATCGTATACGTACAATGCACCAGAATCAGCAAAAGCATATGAAGATGAATTTAATGTATTTCTCCATGTCTTGAGATCAGTAACTTCAGACCCATTATTATTAGCTGTAGCTCCAATTGGAGGAGATACAAATGCAACACAATCTTTACGAGAGTCAGCAAGTGAAATCATCTTATTAGCAACAGTAGTTGCATCAGAACCAGCCATAACAGAACCGTTCATTAGTAATGAAATCTCAACAGTCTCTGGATCAGAAAACATATCTAAACCAATCATAATTTCACCGGTTGTTAATACGTTATCATCAACACCACCAGATAGATCATGGCCTAATAAGTTATCAGGATCTCCATCAATAATAGTATCAAATGTTCTGCCAGCTAATGTAAGACCCGAGGTAGAGATTGTAGTAGGTGCATTAAGCACATTTACCCATCTTGATCTTTTATTGATTACGTTAATCCAGTAATTAGAAGTTCCGTCTGAAGCAAAAGCATCAGATCCTTGTGAAACATATTCATAAGATTCTAATACAGTATTTGCTGTACCAGTAATAGCTCCTGTATAATCAACTACAACTACGTGCATCTCATCGTTAGAACCGCCAACGGCTGTAGCTCCATCAGATGTACCAGGTGCTGATGTAAATACACCAGCAAAATTCCAAGCTGCAAATCCTACAGAGTCTACACAAATTTCAACTCCAAGGCTATTGCCAATCGCACCAGGATATTTAGCTACAATTGATGCAGCTCCTGAGTAAGATTCTACCTCACTATCATTTTTTAGTAGTACTCCAGTTCCGCCAGATGCAGCATTTAATGCTGACGCTCCAACCGATCTTACAACTCGTAACGAGTCACCATAACTTAAAAATTGTGTTGCTGTTAATACTGTGCTGAATGTGTCATCATTCGGCTGCCCGAAGATTTGAACTAATTGTTTTTCTGATCCTACTGTAATAATCGTATCAGCTGGGCCCCACTGGAATGAACCAGCGATTGCTCCGATAGACGCAGATGTTGCAGGGATAACATTAGTCAAATCGATTTCTTTTACCTGTACTCCAGGTGATACTAGAAATGCCATTGTTTTCTTCTCCTAATCAAAGATGTAATAAGTTTATTCATAATACGTTTATATTCAATATAGTTATTTATAAGTATTAGCCTTTCCACACTTCCCACTGAGGCCCTTCATCGTATTCCTGATAATCGCCAAACGACCCGACAGGGATTAACTCAGCTTCAATGGATGCTACCTTTTCAGCATATAACATACCCTTCATATCAATGTCGGTGGATTCCGCAAACCAAGGAGTTGTAGAAAAATACCCTAGCATAACAAGGTTCATCATAAGATCATCATGATTTCCGTGATCAGCCTCATAGCTATTACCCTTAGCAATAAATGTAGACATCTCTTGAATTGTATTCATATCTACTATTTCTAACTTACCCTGTTCTAATATATCTTTAATAGTTGAACAACCAATTCGTTTAGTCTTTCTTGTCATTGTAATACCGATAGCATTAGCCTTAGTATACGATTCAACAAATACATTTTCATACTCTAAATCATAGTATAATCCGTTACAAACAACAGCGCCTTGATCATTGCTTTCAATAACCACGTAAGCTTCGTTATAATATTTTGCGTACTTATATATGATATCTGGAAACAGTAACGGACTAACCATATTATCTCTAAATACAGCAACTTGTTTAAACGGCTTCTCAGTTACATCTATAACGTTAAACGTAGAGTAATCCATACCTCTACCCCTAGCAACATCCACTAATGTAATGTATTGATGTCCTTCCACAGGATTTTCATATATACTAACATGATTCTGAATAGCAATTGGCTCTTTAGCCTTTAACGCTAATAGTGTTTCAGCATTAATAAGTGTATTGCCTGTACCATGGAAATTGTTTCCAAACTCTTGGTCGAATTGTAACTCAGATGTATTAGAGATTGTCATCCTCTTCCACTCTTCATCTCTACTAGGAACGTCCCACCAATCAACGCGGAAAGCTTTGAACTCATTAGTACCTTGCAATGCCCCTTCGTATATCTTTTGAAATATGTTACCTAATCCATTAGCTGTAGATGTAATAATAACCTTAGTGGTTTTACCAGCTGATATAACAGGATATGTACTTGTATAGAACTCCGTAGCATTATCTACAAACGCAAACTCATCAAGGTATAGTAAGTTAATTGACATACCACGAATAGAGCTGCCAGAAGTAGCTGCTGCTATTAATCGTGAGTTATTGGAAAACTCAATTGATCCCTTGTTTAATGCTTTTGTTCCTGGCTGTAAGAAGAACGGTAGATTCTCTAACATAAGAGTGATACGGGTTAACATCTCACGAGCAGTAGCACCTTTGTTAGCAAGAACAGCAATTGTTTGTTCTGAGTGGAATAGTGCAAACCATAATAGATATGCTACTGTAGATATAGACTTACCTGATTGACGACATGCTAATACAATAGAGAATCGATTATCCTGAAAATGTCTAAACATCTCTTTTTGATAATCATATAACTTAAATGGGACCAACCCATCATCCAACGATATTACTTTACAATACTTCATAGCAAAGTATACAGAATCATCCATACACTTTTGATATTCTAATATATCCTCTTTAGACCACTCTTGTGTGACACCGTCACGTTTAACTTGAGCGTTACCTAAATAACTATCCGGTTTCTGTATCGCCATCAATCACTTTCTCATCCTGTAACATTCTTTGTAAATCTGTAGTAGACCCAATAAAAAGATTATTGTTTGTAACTCCAGGTAGTACTGGGGATGATGGATCTACTTGTTTTATATCTTTATTGGATTTATGTAGCTTCATCAACTTGTCGTTGATGTCTGCCTTTTGTTTGATTAGTTGTCCAAGTACTTCGAAAGCCCTGGGGTGTTCGGATTCTCTAGCAAGTTCCATCATTAGTTCAATGGCCTCTTCCCCTTGCTCACTCAAATCATACAGGCTATCCCTGATATGATCATAATCTTTTTGTAAATCACTCATAATATAATGTATCCTTAATTAAAAAAGTCTATGGTCTCCGTATATGGTAGAGTAGTACCATCGACTTTTTGCACTTCCATATTCTCTCCGGAATCAGTATCTTTGTAATATACTTCTGTTTTATTAATAACACTTCGATCTTGAATACCATTATAGTATCTAATTCTTGTTTCAAATGTTAATGTGTATACAATGGTTCTTCTACTTAAAAAATCACCTTCATACTCATCATTCAACCCAACTCCAGTTAATATTATTGGAGTGTCACTTGATATATCCATTGTAGGTATATCTTTAATGGTTACTGTATAATCTGGTTGAAACTTAGGTAATATTTGCTCTAATATTTGTAATGCATCATCCTGAGACTTTGTCATAATATTAAGTTCAAACCCTACTTTATATACTGCAGGCGATCCTAACGATGTTACATGTTTTTTATCTAAGGGATCTACAGTAACAAACTTCTTGGTCTTGTTAATTCTAGCAGCGCCATCATAACTCATATCAATAATTTCAAATGACATGCGTGGTAATTTAAGTGCTATCTTAGTATCATCTAAATCTTTTGTTCTGCTTAAGAACTTCTGACGGGGACCATATGCTAATGGTATCTTAATTTCTTGTAATAGCTTACCTGTATTATCTACTTTTTGAATAGATAGGTCGTTGAATATGCTTCCGAATACTGAAACCATACGTCTTGTACTTGAATTATAAAAGTGGTCCTTAAACATTATGGCATCCCGAACGGATTAGTCTCACTGAAATCAATGATGTCATCTGCTGCTGTTTCAAATTCATCATTACGTGCATACTCATCTTTGTTAAAATTGGTTGCATTATCTGCTGCTGCAACATTATATGTAGCGCCGGATTCTGTACCAACAATGGCTTTAAGTGGATCAGGATCAACATACAGCTGTCTGAACTTACCATCAGTAGTAACTAATGATACTACTGTTAAGTTTCCACCCAAACCAGTATCTTCCCATGCAGCTACTTCGCCTTCAATGTTAATAGGAGCTCCCGTTGCATCATTCACACCGGTCCATTGAGTTACTGTCTCACCTATAGAATAATCACCAGACCCACTATCCAATGTATATGTATATGATGTAGCATTAAGAGTCTCTATCTTATCAACCATGTCTATATCTGTATCGAACTCTTCATCAGTGTATTCGAACAATTCAGCTTGTAATTTGTATACAGGAACATTCTGTAATTGATAGAATGGCATTTCATGCTCAACCATCTTAATCTCAAATAAACTCTTAGACATAGGAAGGTATAACAAGTCCCCTTCCATAGGTCTTCCTGTATTGGTCCATTTATTAATCTGTTTTTCCCAACGACGCTTAGCAACAATGAATGTTGCCTGATCTCTAATCTCTAAACCAAATTTAGCTAGTAAATCCCCATCACCTTCAAACCCATCTACATTCTCAATATACATTTCAACAACGTAAGAGTCCGTAAACTTAGAATATGATTCGTTTAGTATATCATCTTTAGATATCTCTTGTCTTGGTATGTATATAATATCCTGGCCATAAATCTGCATTGACTCTATGATTAAATCTTCATAAAGCTCCTGCTCTGATTTTACTGATCCTGAAAAGTATACTGAAGTTGCCATATCAATTCACCACGCTATAAGAAACTGCAACAGGCCATGCCTTGGTCAGGTTGCTTGAAATTTGTGGGTCAAATGATATTGCAGCTGACCCAGCAGGCACTGAAACTATCATGTTTAATTTATTAGCGTCATGAGTAATAACCGAAACATACTCACTTGCTGGCCACGTTAATGTTACTGCTCGGCTTATCCAGGTTTGATCAACATCGTAAGCATCAACCATGCTAAACCCAGTGGATAAATTCTCGTTGTTGACGTCATGGCTACCAAACCATACATCACCTTTATATCCAAGACCATCCTGCGCATTTGCTTCACTTGATGCTAACACCACCGAATAACTTCTCCAGCCTGCTACAATATACCCACTAAGGCTGGCTTGTAATTTGGTCATCAAGCTATCCATCATGGTTTCAGCATCGGCCTTATCAGCAGCGCTTTGGTCTGTTACATCAGCATCCCACAAATCCCAAAGCTTATGAATATTGTCAAGAAAGCCCGTATTACCATCCAAGAAATAGTCGTTATCTAACTCTTCAGCACTAGTATGTGTTAACAACCCAGCGGCAAGAGCTTGTGATGGAGTGTATCCGTATGCACCTGCTAGATCTGCAGCCAGATCATCATTACTATAGCCAGCACCACCTTTACGTGATTCTTTGCCCCACCATTCAACCCAACCATCAAACAATTCCACAGCCAAGCCAATGCCTGTGGATGCATTAGCACCAAAAGCTTGTGCCAATACTAATGATTGCCCATAATGAGCAATTAAATCTGAGTTGGCCCCAGTATGTGGGTGCCATTTATCAATATGCTTAGATATCATAGAAACAACTGGACTTGCATTATTAATCCATGAGCCTGGATTGATAATATTAATATCTACATTAGCAGCAGCATCCTTGATTATATTCCACTCTCTATCCCTTTGCGTAGAGTTGGATGTATGGCCAAATCCGTTATTTAGATGCCCCACTAAACTGTCCAATATTATAGATGAATTCATATCTCTATCCCATCATGAAGTCATCTGGCATTTGCCAAGCTAACTGCATCTCTTCTTCTAATTTGTTAATTTCTTCTACAGCATCTTGATAGATTTGAAGACCATTCATAGTAACTCCACCTGGCAATTGCATACCTTCGAACTTGCTCATGTTAGTACCCCATTGTCTCTTAATCAATGCAGTTACATATTTCTTTAAGAACATATCATTATATACATCTGTGTACGTTTGAGGATCTACAATTTGATAAGCCTCAACAACAATGTAATCATCAACCTGTAGATCGCCAAATCCTTCATCGATATGAAGCTTATTCATATGTCTATTGAATCTAAGTAACTCAGTAGAGTTAATAACATGGTCAAGCAATGCTAGGTTTTGAGCTCTCATTGAGTAATCAATTACATTAGAATTGGCCATTGTATTGAATGAATACATATCTTGAAGTCTCATATTGTATTCAACATCAAAGAACTTCTCAACTGAACCAGAACCAAAGTCTAGTAATCTAGTGATAGATGTAATTGAATCAGGAATTGTAATGAAACTATTAGCAATATCATCAGCCGATAACTGATGTTTAAGATATGTCTTAATGATAGCATCAGAATGATACTCTTGATAATACTGTAATGCATCATCAATTCTATCTTCTACCTGATCTTCGTCCACATTAACTTCAATCACTGGAGCACCTAATGCTCTCATGCAATGATCA